CGTCCAGGTGGAGGGAGGTGGCTGTGGGAAGTTCGCTGTCCCTGGCGATTGAGGCGGGAATGTCTGCGTCCTCCAGGCCGAAGGTGATGGTTGCGCCGGAGAGGTCGTAGGTGCCTGTCGGGGAGCCGGTGGCAAGGTCAGTGAGGTCCGTGTCAAGCGGCTGGTAGTCGCCGGCCAGGGATTCAAACTTATCCCGCACGGCGTTTCGTGACGGAGCATTCAGCGCGTCGTTGTTCCAGGTGGTGGAGTTGTAAGCGTCGTCGGATACGTTTACTTCGCCGGTTACGGTGCCGCCGCCACCATACGAGAAGAACGGAGGCAGGGCGTACAGGTTGATAGCCCACCCGCAAAGAAGAAAGGTTATAATCAGCTTTTTCATGGCTTACCTCGCTATCGTCAGGATGATCTTGCCGGTCTTGGAGTTGCCCGCAGCGCTCACCGATGTAGTCAACGCCCCGGTTATCAGCCTCGGGGCTTTGGTTCCCGCCACATACGGCAGGGCTTCCTCTGTGTCCGTCGCGCTCCGGTCGTTCAGGTCGGTTCCGAATATGCTGAACCCGTCCTCGTCGGTGATGGTGATGTCATAAGCCGCTGTCGGAGCCTCATTACCGGTCCCGGGTACGGTCTTTGCCGACATGATCCACTTGCCTTCCAGCCATGCGGTTATTTCATCACTGGTGGCGGCCTCCACTGCGCCGGTCTCGCTATCGGAGGTCCATGCCAGGGTGAGGGTATACATCCCGGTATGGCTGCCACCGATGGACTTGGCTACCTCGGTGATCACCGCGCCCTCGGCCATGAGCAGGCTGGGGAAGATTGCCAGAATGACGATTATGAATAGTTTTTTCATGTGGTCCTCCTATGCTTCGCTTATACAATCCGGCTTCCAGTGGATTGATTTCTTGTGATATGACCTCCAGCCGCCTGCACTCACGCCTGCCCACTTCGCCCATGCTTGAGAGTGAATCCTTGCCATCTGTATCGCCGTGGGCTCCTTGCCTTCGGCCAGGAGATACTGAACAGCGGATATGACTGATATCTCCCGGTAGATTGCGTCTGCCTGCGCCCTGGTGACGCACGGACTGCAATCGCTCCGGTAGAGATAATCATGGACAGCCCCACCCCTGAACGACGTATGCCCGAGGCACATATAGACGATAGGCAGCCGTGGGACGCTCTCAAAGTCACAACAGAAGCCCGACGGAACAACAATCTCTTCCTTGATGAGGTCGCTCTGGTAAATCAGCGGGAGATTGATTCTCCACACTTTGTCGGTGATCTGCGTACACGAGAGACTTGAATTGAACTCGGCCATTTATTTCAGCCACCCCGTAAGCGCATTCCACAGCCTTACATACCAGGCCGCGACGATCTTCTTGCCGACCTCTTCCCGGTCCTCTTTGGTCAGAGGGGGGAGCGGTGCACCTACCTCAGCCTGTCCCTGCTTAATTCCGTCCTTGACTACCTGTTTGATCTCGTCTTTCATGCCGTGCTCCTTTCAGGCCAGCGGATGAACGCAGACCTGTATTTCTTCATCCCCGCCCATGCGCTCCATGAGCATGCCGAGCGTGATCCGTGAGAACGTGACTCCCTTGATGCCGCCTTTAAACGTGTCGATCTCCTTGCCCGGAGCCAGACATCCCTTGAGTTGGCTGGCGAAGTTGGCCGAGTGAATCTGTATGTCTGTCCTCTGTGGCACCCCCCGGAGCTCGTAGACCGTGCCGTGCTTGCCCGACTCAATGAGGCCGGCATAATAGGTGCCTGCGGGGATGCAGGAGACATCAGGCTCGTTGTTCCTCCAGGGCAGTTCCACGCCCATGCAGAACGGCAGGCCGTCAATGGTCCACCGAGAGAATGTCCCGTGGTCCTGGCCGTGGTCTTTGAGCCTGTAAATGTCTAGCCTGTGCATCGTCTCACCCTCCATTGCCCTGAATCATCCGCACGATGATCCAGATGGTAGGTATCAGAGCCACGAGTGAGGCAACGAACGACCCGGCGAACGTGAGAAGGCGCTCTGTCAGTTTGTTTTTCTGCGACTCGCCCACGAGATAGCAGAGACAATAGAACGTGTGCTCTTCTTTCTCCGCCGGGCTCATGCGCTCCCACTGTTCCTTGCTCAATTTGATACTCAGCAATCCGTTGCCGTTCGCCATCGCCACTTGTCCTTTTGTTTTTTTATCGCCCCTACATCGTCTCTACCATCCCGTGCCCGCCACCCCCACGCCGGGAGGGATCCTGCCGATCTCGGTGCCAGCGTGGCGGGAAATGCTTGTGATAATGTCTCTATCCAGACTTGCCTTCATATGGTGAACTCCTTCCAGGTAGGTCCAGCTATGATGGGGTTTCCACAGCAGATGGCAAACCTGACTATGGTAAGGGTGTGAGCGTTGTGATTGCGCCCATAGATAGAGATGTAGTCGCCAGCAGCCACTGAGATGTCCTCGTAATAATCAGCGGGCAGATAGTAGGTGTGTACCGAGCCTACAGCTACCCCATTTTTATAAACTCTGGTGTCGCAGTTATCACCCGATGTGTTAGACAGCCTCCACCTCACTCTCACGGTCCCTGCACGTGCCACGTATACCCTCTCAGTCAATTCCGTCCACGACGAGGTCGCAGCCGAGTAGGACTTTATATCGCCGCTTGTCCATTCCACATAATTGCCCGCTGAGTAGTTGGCCAGCTTTCCGGGAGACACTCCCCCGTTGGCGAGCTGCGTCGATCCGACACCGCCCGCGGATATGCCCACGGTGACGTTGCCCGAGTTGAAATTTCCCGAGACCGAGATGCCGGTGCCGGCCACCACTGTCCGGGCCAGGCCCAAAGCCAGAGGCGCCCTGGCGTTTGCGAAGTCATATACGTCCAGCCAGGCGTTGTTGGCCTCGTTGCGGATTTTGAGCATGTTCGCCGTGGTGTCGTACCACCACATGCCGGCCACCGGATTAGATGGTGCGCTCGCTCCAGAGAAGCAAGACTTCAGCGCCGCGAAATTATTCCTCATCGCGGTCAGATCACTAAGGGCATCCCGCGTACTGGCCGGTACTGCATCATTGTATGTCTGAGCCATGCTATTTCTCCTTCGCTGCCAACACTTTCGCTACATCTACTGTCGCAAGAGCAGCCCTTACCTCATCTTCCGCCTGCTGCCTTGCCATCTCTTTTGCGAGCATCGAATCAAACCGGCTGACAACGGCGGCCTTCAAATCCTCGGTATCGCCGGAATAAGGGACCGATGCGGTATCGATTACCCTGCCGCTGTCATCCTGAAGCTGCACATAGGCAACGTATCTATCCTTGTCCGGTTGTACCTGATCCAGAACTATCCTCATGGCGTGTCCCTCCAGAATGCGGCCGTCATGTTGAGTTCGTTGACGTAGGTGTAGACATCCAAGGCCGGGTCCGTGATTGTGATCTCTACCTGAACATACCGGGCCGAGACTTCGGGGCTGAACATCTCGAAGCGGTCTATGGAGTTGGTAAGATTTCCGGAGGTATCACCATAGTAAAGCACCGCTTCAAGATGCCCCGTGGTGGACGGAGCGAAGACCTGATACCATTTTTGACCTGCGCTGATGCGGTCGCCCCACAGGTCACCAGCAGAGAAAACCGATCCCCAGAGGCCGTCTGTAGACTGAAGCCCGGTAATGAAGTCTCCCCAAATGCGTACATCCTTTACACTGCCGAGATCGTATTTGGGAGAGGTCCATGTGCCCTCAAGCACACCCCCTGTATGAGCGCACCGCAGGGAATCGACGGCCGAGTAAACGTGCTGCTCGGTATTGTCGTGAGTGCCTGTCGAATAATCCCAGGACCAGGTATTTTTGACCGTGTACCCGGATGGATAGAACACGACCACCTGCGCGGACACGGCGTTTTCACTGTAGAATCCGGCGTTATTCTTCGCCTTCATCCAGAAGGTCTTGGTCCCGGGTGCCACACCCGAAAGCCGGAAGTTCGGGGTCTCGTTGAAGCCCACCACGATACCGCCGTCAAAGGCGGCTCCCATGCGGACCTCATAGCCGAATACATCGGGCTCGTTGAGCTCCGGAGCGTAGATAGATACACTGTCGCCATGGGCAACTGCGGTCATCCATGCGACATCGGAGGGAAGCCCCGACATGCCCTGAATCGTGGTTGATACCTGGAACCCTTCCCCAAATGCTTGCTTTCCGCCGAATATCGACACGCCCACTATATTGACGTAATAGGTTTCTCCCTCCTCTACCGGATCAAGGACATAATCCCCCTGGGATTTCGTGGCAAAAGCCCACTCCCCTTCTTCTCCGATTTTTACCCAGACCTCGGCATAATCCCAGAATGGATATGACTCCAGCGTAGGCCTGTCGAAGTCGATGCGCCAGCGGGTGAATGTCCTGCCCCGGTAATAATACGTTTCCTCGGCGTGAGAGACATTGATCACGGATGGGATAGCGGCCCTCGGATCGGGGAGGGTCGTGTCATAAAACATCTCCGGGGTAATCTCGTAATCATCATCGTAGAACGAGGCGTATTCTTCCTCAAGGGACAGCGCGACATTCCCATCATACGATATGCTCGCCCCGCTTACCCGCATGATTTTTTCGTCCCACCCGGGCCATGAGTGTGTGAGCGTGATCAGGTCGTGAGGCTCTAACGCCATACCGCGCGAGCCGATCACGAGGGATGCCGTTTTGTTCAGGCGCGCTCTCTCCAGGAGATATGCCGCCATCTTCGCCACATTGGATGGGTTGAGCATCCCGGGGAACTCCGCAACCTGCTCCCGATAGTCGCCATCCGCCGCTATCGCTACGGAATCAGAGAGAATGAAATCGTCAAAAGTATATTTCTTCTCCTCATTGATGTACCGGCATCTGACGGCATTTGGGGTGTTGAATATGCTCGGCTGCTCGATGCGGAGCGTTGATGCTCCCTGCTCAACAACATCATTTTCCGTGAGATCCATCACGGGACTTTCATAATTCAGATCACGGTACTTGAGCTGAAAGATGGAATCAGAATAGATCAGATCACCCCTGAATGTGTTGAGTATGCCCTGAAAATGATCGATCGCGGATCGCTCGTCGCGGAGGCAGATATCGCAGGTCCATCCTTTCGTGTCGCAGTACGCGGCCGCAGTTTCAATAAGGGCGGTGTCAATGCGGCTCGATCCTATCTGCATCCCGCCCCGCTTGCTTGATCTTGTCATGTAATCGAGGGCATGCAGCGCCGGGTTTCTGGTGTATTCCGTGACCCCTGTCGTGGGATTGTAGACCTCCATGCCCTCTACCACCATTGTGATGTCGGGAAGGCCTTGAAATACATCCGGGTCATACTCAAAGCGACAGTAGATATAGGCTGTGTAATGCTTCGGTTCGTTCCACGGCTCCGCTTCCCCTGCCGTTGCGGTAGCCAGCGTTGAGCATACGGCCTGGTCGGAGGTGCCGCGGAAAAACTCATAATAAAATTTGTCGCCGTACTCGGTATAGAGCTTGTCGCCAAGAAATATTTGTGGAACCCCGTCGATCTCGTAGATGCCCTTGATCGGACCTTCGCAAATATTCCCTACGAGGTGCAGGTATTTATTATCCTCTCCGGTAACGCAGGCATACACGCGGTTGATGCCGATGCGCGTGCGCCCGTAGACGAGCGGGAGAGGGATGCGGTTGTCACAGGTATTGACCAACTGCCCGGGCCTCCCAGGATCTTCGCGCGGGGACATTTTCATCCTATCAGCAGAAACAAGGGACACGGCTGCCAGGGCCGCCATTGTAAAGACCGCCCCCGCGTGTGCCGCTATCCATGTCGCTACCGCTGCTGCTGCTGCTGGCATTATACCCGCCTCACCCTTATGATTTTCATGTCACCGGTGACCTTCATGGTTCTCACTCCGGCATCCCAATAACTCGCCACCACAACACCGTTTCCGCCGTATATGGCCGGATAATGATCTCCCTGCGGAGTCCTCACTATCACCATATCCCCGGCGATCTGCCGCCCTGCGGGTATCTCCACCCCGTTGACATCAAAGGCCGCATTCAGCGCATCGAGAATCTCTTCCCTTGTCGCGGTCGGATACCACTGCGAATAGTTCCAGATGTCTATCCCGCCCGGTATCTCCAGGGTCAGCCGGTTCTCCTTGCCCTGGTCACAGAGGAACGCATAGACGAACCCGAGACAGCCATAATCCTTCGGGCCGAAGCCGGAAGGGGAGAACGGCTTCCCAAGGAACTTCTTTATGCTGTCGGCAAAGGTTTCTCTTTGCTGTTTCATAGTTTCTGCGTCCTTCCCCACCATATTTCTTTCTGCATAAGGGAATTGATGAACCGGTCCCCGCCGAAGTTGGCCGTGTTGCCGAGAAACCTGCACCGCTCATATGTCTGATCGCAGGTTGACTCTCCGCCGGAATAGGCGCACTCGGTCCCCTTAAAAACCCACGGACAGGAAGACATTTGAATCCGGAGCGGCTTTTTGTTCCAGAGGACAAGCTCATTCGTAATGGTGATTTTTAGGGTGTTCTCGTCATACAGTTGCCAACCGCCGATGATGCCGCGCAGGAACTCCTGAACATGCACGTGAACATGCACGCTTGCTCTTGAGCCGTTAACAAAGGAAGTTGCGTAAGGCTTTTCTTCAAGCTGAGGATAGGCGGCATAAAGCTTTTTGCCGTCTAAAACACCAGTGCAAAGGTGTACTCCTATGCCCATAGCATCAGCCGGAACAGTAGTTGTCCATGTAAATCGTTGCCATTCAGGAGTTAAGGTAACGCTCACAGGATCATGGCTAACAGCGTCATTGGTCCTATCTGCTCTTCTTGTATAAAACTTTGGCCCTGGAAGGGTTATCTCTTCATCAGCTTTTAGGTAGATTGAGAAGGTAAGCGTCTTGCCTTGAAGTAATGTATATGGACTATAATCATAAAGATAAGATGCAGTACTTGTTCCAATACCCCACCAAACAACGCCATAGTCGGGATCATTAAAAGTTCCCTGGCTTGCCCAATATTCAGTAGCTCCTGTGCTCCAATGACTCCAGGCCGTCCAATCCTGGGCGGCATTACCTTGTGTGGCTATTAAGTTTACGGTAGCTTCCTCACACTCTATGGCCCCCACGGACAGTATTGCCCATTTGTTCCGAATATCTTCATTCAGGACGATTGCGGCCAGGGTTTTGCCTGTGTCGTCGATTTCGATATCTATGGATTCCACGGCCAGGGTCGCGCTGCCTGAAATATCGCCGAACTTGAACGCGATCGGCGTAAACGTCTCGCCATCATGAATGATCGGGATATCCGAATCGTTGTACCTCACCGTAGCGCCGCCGAGTTGGAGCTCCAGGAGGAAGAAATAGGTCATTTCCTCGGCTGCGATGGTGGATGCTATCCCGGGAATGAAGTTTCTCATATCATCGCCAGCCCTTTCAGCTCCAGGCCCGTGCTGTAAAGCGCATGGGCAAACTGTGTCCTGGTCATTTTGTCATTGGCGAACCTGCAACGGTTCCGCATGTACCCGGCGAAATCGCAGGAAATGATTTCATTCTCTGCCGGCGCGGTCACAAACTGAACACGATCAGAGTTCTCTTCCCCGCCGCCGATCAGGATGGAATACTGAACCGTAACCACCTGCTCCACACCATTGATGTAGATTTTCTGTGAGGATGTGGATTTCCCCGGGAGATCGAATATCCGTGTTTCGCCGTCACCGGTCCCTACTCCTAAACCTTCCCATGATGCGGGGTCGGGGTCGGGCAGATATACATAGAATGCCGCGTATGCGCCGCGTCTCGCGTGGTAAAAATTCCACAATAAATTGAACTCGGTCAGTGTCAGGGTGTTGTAGGAGAAGGCTATATCATATTTTGGGAACACCTGTTTTTGCCTGCGCTGCTCTCGCCCGGAATCGAACGGGGTGATGGTGGTCTTCCAGACCTCGGTGATGTCGTATGGATACTGAGGAATAGGGGTTTCCGGATAGAGCGCCATGTTTACCTCAGCAGGCTCTTGATTTCAGAGCGGGTCTTATTGTCCCTCAACGATTGGAGAACCTGGGAATTGATCGCGCCCGGGTTCCTCCTGCACATATCCTCAAAGCTCTTTGCATCGACCGCGTAGATGAATACATTGGTGTCGCCCGCCCCACCGCCGACCGCATCCTTGGGTATCACCGCCTCACCTTTCTGAAGAATGGCCGGGAACTCGTCAGGCATAAGGCCGGAGTGAAGCCGCGGAGCATGGCTGAACAGGCCGCCTGGGAGTGTGCGGGTAAAGGATGAATCCTGTCCGGCGATGCCGCCCCCGTGCATCCCGAAGGCTGTTGTCCCGCCGGCACCGATATGTAGCCCCGTGGTGCCGCCGCCGAACAAGTTCCCGATAGCACCGCTGATGCCTCCGAACAGGGGCCCGGTGATGTTCTGATAGGCAGCCATCCGCAGGAGGTCGCGTATCATTGCGTCGATCATGTCACGGAAGGATGTTTCCCCGCGCATGGCGAAATCCGCTATCGCGGCTGCGGAATCCTTGCCCCATCCGTCGATGACCATCTTCAACTCTTCAAACCTTGCCGCGGCCTCCTCCGTGGAGTCCCCTATTTTCTCCATCGCGGCCTTGTTCGCCTCAGCCAAAGCCTCCAATCTGTCCAGTTCTTCCGCGTACTGCAAAAGAAGTTTCTGGTGTTCCGGCAAGAGATCCGCATAGCGCCCCTTCTCGATTTCCCACCGCACCTTGTCGGCCTCTGATACCTCGCCGTACAACTCCACCTCTCGGCGGGCTCGTAATATTGCCTCTTCGCCGAGCCTCTTTTGCTCTGCCGCAAATTTCGCTCTGGCCTCTTTCTCTCGCTCTGCCGCTTCTGCGGCTGCGGCATCGGCTTCGCTCTTTTCCTTCGCCCTTCTCTTCTCCGCTGCGGCTTCTGCTGCTGCTGCCTCCGCTCTCTTTTTAAGGGTGGAGAGGTTTTCAAGCTCAAGGACAAGCTGCTCCCGCAGGAGCGCCATCTCCTCAACTTTTTCCTGCCTGCCTGGGATTACCTTTGCCAGCTTGGAATGGATGGCTATTTTTTTACCTAAGAGATCAATCTCGTTCTGAATGATGGTCGATGGATCGCTCTGCTCTTCCTTCCATTTGCGGTTTGTCTCGATGAGTTCATTGATGCTCCGGACGATGGAAGCAAGGCCGCTAGAAACATCGGACACCGGACCCTTTAACAGCTTGCCGAGCTCTATGCCCAGGTTTGCCGCAGATGCCCCCAGGCTGTCCATGCGCTCCTTGTCCGTGAGAACTTCAAGGTTATGTCTTGATAAGGCCTCTTTCCCTGCATCGAGGGTGGCGTTTAAAATCGCCATTTTCTTTTCTTTGTCGGTGAGCTCCTGAACGGTTTTGCCGAGGCTGGCCGCCATCTGCTCATTTGCGGTCCCAACCTTCATCACAAGGCCGAGGTTATCCAGAATGAGCGGAGACCCGCGTCCGATACCCGTAGCGATGTCGTTGAATGCCTGCGTGGTCGTGATGCCCATATCCCTGGCTTTTGCCCTAGCAATGAGCATCAAATCCCCGAGTTTTTCAATGGGAATGCCCAAGGATATTGCCTTGTTCATCGACTCGATAAGGGCATTATCATCTATCAGACCACCGGACAGCTTACGGACCCGCTCGAAGACCTTTTCAGCATCAGCACCCATACCCTCGGCCATGCTGTTGAACGCCTGCCTGCTCTGCTCATACTTGGCTGCCTGCTCCGCGTAGTCCCAGGCCTTATTAACAGCCAAATATGCCGCTCCGATGGATGCAATGGTCTTGATTGTCGAAGTGAAAGAAGCGCCGACCTTATTCATGGCGGTTTCCATCTGTCGCCCATTCTTCTGCACGGCTGCGCGAGCCTTGCCCATGTCACGCTCAAACTGAGCATGGCCGGCGCTCATCTCTGCTCTGAGGGCTCCAATTGGTGCAGCCATCTACTTCTTTCTCCTTGCCATTCCCGCCAGGTGAGATTTCAGGCTCTCCTCCATCTCGCTTTGGCTGCGGTGTACCTGCTTTTTCGTGGTCAGTTCCGCCAGCTTGGGCAGCCTCTTGGCCCGTGACAGGTTCGCCGTGAGCCATGCCGCCGTGGTGCGACTGTCATGCAGTGCGGGGGCGGACTTGCGCGTCAGGTATGGCGTGAGCCGCCAGAAATCCAAGGGTGAAATACCAGCGCCTACCGCCTGCACAAACGCCTCCACCACCCACCCGTGGGCCGGTTTTTTTTTACTTCCTGTTCTTCCGGAATCGCCTCCGCTCCGAAGTAAGCCCACTGGAGCGCAAGCTGAACATCCCTTGCCAGCGGCACCAGGGGCGGGGACAGTTCCATTATCCGCTCCGCCGTATACTCGGGGTGTTTCTCCCTGAGCCCCGCCGCCGCAACATCAGCCACGGTCTCCGGCTTGAAGAGGTCCGGCACATCGCCGTACCTCGCTTCAATCTCGGCGATGGCCTTCCAGGTGTAGCGCAGGGTCAGCCTCTCGCCGTTAATCGTGATTACCTTCTCGCCGGTTATGGGGTTCATGTGTACTCCACGGGCCCGCTGATCTCGATAGTGATGGAACCGCTCACCTTGTTATCCACGCCGCCGGAAGAGCTCATGCCAATCACGTAGCCGTCGAAGGTGGCCGTGGAATTGTCGGTATAGGTGAGCCTGAATGATTTCTCGGTCCTGGCGGCCCTTGCATCTCTCGCCGCCTTCTGTCCGGCATCAGAGGGCTCCCAATTGATCGACAGGGTAAGCTGCCCCTCGTCCATCAAGCCGATTTTCTTCTCTTTCGCCTCGCTCTGGAGATGGGTGGTCTCGTACATTGTCGCGGACCCACCGGGGCCGTCCCAATCGGTGACCTCTCCGATCTCCAGCCATGCAAGGGGTGTCGCGACTGCCGCACTGCCCATGCCGGTGAACCCGGTAGAGTCACAATCCACGGCGAAGGTGCTGGTGGTAGTGTATTTTACTACCCACACTTTGTTGAGATCGGCGGCATTACCCCCGGTCACCCCCGAAATAGTGACCACATCACCGTCACTGAGCCCGTGGGATGTCTTCGTGAAAATAGTCGGATTTCCCGCCGCAGGGGTGCACCCCGTTACCGCGCTCCCACTGGTCCCGCTTATTTCCAGCTTTGTTCCCTGACTTTCAATAGACATTGCTTTGTCCTCCTGGCTTTATTCGTTGTGCCATATGCTGAAATCCGAGACGATGCGATGACACGCCTCCGCTTCCTCGTATCCATCAAATTCGTTTTGCATCAGCGCCGATATCGTCACTCCGCCATGCGTATATTTCTTGCCGTCCAGGGCGTTCCTGATCGCCGCCGCAAGCCCTTTGGCCGCATCGTATGTCTCGGCCCATGCCTCGATCTGATACCGGGGATGAGCGTTTCCGGTCGGCCCGCCGATGGATTGAATGCGGGGCCCGCTCACCTGCTGGTACACAATGAGCGGATAGGTCGGGTTCTGCGGGATGTAATTCGGGTATATCCTCGTCGTGATTGCGGATACCCCGCTGTCCGCTTTGAGTGCCGCCACCAGTGCCTTCATCTCAATCCCCTGATCTGCGCCTTTGTGAGCTTGCCCGTGGCCGCCCTCTTTGCCAGCCGTGCCGCCGCTTTCTCCAGCTCTACTTTCATCTCTTTGGCGAAGATAGAGATGATGCGGTCCTTTGCCGCGTCCCAGGCGTTTCTGAGAAATGGGATAGCCGGAGCCCTGCCCATCGATTTTACCGTGATTACCTGCCCCGGCCTGATCTCTGCGGTGAACGGCTCTTTCGGTGTGCGCTCCTTGGTCCCGAACTCGATCAGATGAGCATGGGGAGCCGTGGAGCCTACATAGACCGTGACCTTTGCCCTGTCGGGGGCGAACTTTCTTTTCTGCGAAGCCTTGAGGCTCGTCGATACCTCGATGGTGTCCCGGAGGTGCCTGCTCTTTGAAAAGCCCTTGGTCACCCTCGGATCATAGGGAGCGTTCTGTCTCGCAAGGTCACGCACCGGAATGAGCGACTTCTTGCAGGCATTCCTGACAACCGTCTTCTTCATGGCGATGGTCGGCAACTGCTCAAGATTCTTCATGAGCTGTTCCATGCCTATGAGTTGGAAGGAGAATGCCTGTCCTGCCATCATTCACCTCTCGCGGAAGCCAGAAGGTCAAGCCCCTCGTTCCGCCCGATTGGAGACACGCCGTGGATGTCGTACACCCTGTTTCCGTCAGATGTGTCCATGAGCCTGTTGAGCGGGGAGATGTTGCGCCGAAACCGGATGCGGTACTTGCATTCAACAGATGCTCCGGTCTGCCGTGCCGCGAAGCTCTCAGACTCGCGCAGGGGCAAGCGCCTCGCCCAGACGGTGGCTAGATCGTGCCATGTCTCGATCATCTCGCCATGATCATCAGGGGTCGATGTTTTACCCTGGATGATAATTCTCCTGTCCAGTCCGCCTATCCTCATCCCCACAACCTCACAGGGTAGAGCAGCCTTTCAGCCGCTTTGTTTTCCGTCACGATCGTGCCGATGGTCCGCTCTCCCCTGTTTTCGTACAGATCCGCGCAGATCAGCTTGATCGCGCTCTTGATTCGCTTTGGCACGTCTGCCGCCTCTTCCCACCCGCAGACGAACCGTATCTTGATCGGATTGGAAGGATAGAGGGTCGCGGACGGCCAGGACATACCGTAGGGCAGCACAATGCGCCCTTTCTGATCGCCATTGGTTTCAACGAGATAATCCGTGGTGGCCGTCAGTGTCGTTTCGGTGCCTTCGCTGTCCTTGTAGGATACGCTCGTCACGCTCTGGAGATTGCCGAACGGCAGGATAATATGATCGCCATCGGGCCACTCGGACAGGTAGGCATCCCATGTCTGTGTCAGGAGCGCCCTGCCGGTGATATCTTCGACATGCTCCCGGGCCGTGGTCAGGATGTCGCTCAGAAGGTCATCCTCGGCCAGCGTTGCTGATTCCGTCAAGATGTCCACCCCGAACTCACAGGCCGCAAGAAGCACCTGGCCGACTGCACGGATGTACTGCTTTGTCCCGGTATAGGCTTTCTCGTATGTGGCGTTATCGTTGGCTTCCGTGACCTGCGTGAACGCCCCGCCTGTCCAGTCGGTCCAGGTAGTACTATCGTCGGATTCCTGAATCTTGATATCCACTGTCCCATCTTCGCCGTTGGTCCCGGCCTTGAGCGTGACCACAGCCGACTTGCCGAGCACGTCCACAGCAGAGCCGAGAAGTGCATAGCCC